CAAAACTCGCCTCAACTTCTCATAACTCCTCAAATACAAAGCATCACGTGATCTCCTAAACCAAATCAATTCATCAAAAACAGCCATCATTTGCTGCGGAAAAGTCTCAATCGCATTCTTACGGGCAACAAATGCTAAGGTCTTCTCAACTCTCTCTGGCTCCAACATACCCATAATTCTACCTTCGACCTCACAAAATCTACGTCCCAAAAAAATATAATCTGAATGTATAGGACCACTCTTCCACAACGGGTAACTCTCTAAAATCTCTTCATGCGTAGAACCAGTTAACTTAAACCCTAACCTCTTAGCCAAGTCTCTGACTCGGTTAAGATCAATGCGATCAGCAAGTTGCTTAGGGATCGCTATCAAACTATCATCCCCAAGCAAAATAAACTTGATAAGATTCAAAATATCAACATCGGGTCCTAAAATCTGCCTAAACACCCAGACCAAAACAATCATTTGAACCATATGATTGATATAACACGTCAAAAAAGAACCCGACGGATGCATAGAACCAACATTAACCAAAGCATCAAAAACTGACAAAACAAAACAACCAAGTCTCATCAACAACCTATACCTAATAAAATCCTCCTTATCAAATGGTGGAAAATCAGGATCAATCACATATCCTTCTCTCTTGGACACAATTAAATGTGTAACCAACGCTATTAACCTAATCATCCATAACTTTACCGAACCATCCATATGTTCAAAATCAAACGCAAAAATAACACAATCTTCACCAGCCTCAGACAAATAAGAATGTATACTATTAAAGTCAGCGGGAGACAAGCCCAAAGCTGAATTAAAAACTATATTCTTCTCCGTGATCTGACTAACCAAATTTGAAAAAAACCTCCTCTCCAACAAAAATTCATGGACAGGAACCGAAGTAAACAAACGCGTCTTACCAAGCTCACACTTACACTTTAATCTTGGCTCATCCTTTAAACATGCATCACACCTAGCAACATAACTCAACAAACCATCAACTCCTCTATGCCAATCATCAGGAGCAAGTCGATACTGCAATCTCAACAACAAATTAACCCATTCCTCCTTTGGAAAGGGAATGTCCTCGTCAGGAATACACGTTATTCCCTTACACGCACCTATATGCTTAAACTGCGAACCAGCAGCCTTCTTTCTACGAATAGATGGTAAACCGCAATCCGTTGAAAAAACTGCTGGCCAATCTGGCGTCTCCTTCTTCTCATAAAACTGAGCATAATGCTCACCTATCTCCCTAGCAACCGACAAAACTCCATCTTCAATCCTAATATGCTCCAATGACTTAATTCCCAACTTCTTCAGCGCAACACTCCACGGATCAATCAAAACTCCGGACTCTGAAACAAATGGTTTGAGTGGAGCTAAGTCATACTTAGATTCAACAGAATCAAACAACCATGAACGCTTCTTAGTTGACTCCTCACTAACTCTTCTCCTCTCTCCTTCACCAACATCAAACAATCCACACTGATTGAGGAACTCTGTTGTGCTATTACTCTCCGGAGTGAGAGCAATAGGAACATTTCCAATTGGAACTCCAATCCTCTCTAAATCTTTAAAATCTCTAGAAAAAACATTATGCATAATGGCTCGCGACCTCTTAATATCTCTCGCAACGTGTATGCCCAATATGGGCGTTTCCGCACTATTAGACATATCCAAATACAACGCACCACAAAAACCGACCTGAGATGGGCCATCCCACTCTCTAATCCTCCTAGAAGGAGTATTGTACAAAACCTCAACTCCATTCTCCTTAATAACATACTGCGCACTAGCGTAATCAGGTTTCGTATAAACTCCTTCAGAATAAACTAACTCTCCTCTATGATTCCTATAACACAATCTAGCATAACCAACTTGTGGCGCATCGGATTCCAAAAACTTACTGATGTGCCTTCGACAACTTTCCAACTGAATAGGTATCTGAGTAGACAAAAATTCAACAACGGCCAAATCACCTTCACCAACATTATGAACGATAACATTCGTCATATCCGACGTATTTCCACATATTGACCTAATAAAATTATCCCTCTTCAACATCAAACCATGCTTGCGCTCAAGAACTCGCGCAACATGTAAAGGACACAAAAACTGACTTGAATTAATAGCAAAAACATTTCCAATCAACGTATCTTCCTCATCAACAACTGCAAACAATGACTTCTGAATACTCGGCAAAGCAGACGCCAAGCGAGTCGGAACATTAACAGCTTCCAATAACTCATCGGGAATGTCTCCACTCTCAGGGTATAACTTAAAACCATCCTTGGTCTTCTTCTGCACATACCAACGTCCAGCCAACAAAACTCTCTCACCTTCCTTCATATCAACTATCAATCCAGCCTCAGCATCATACCTAGCCTCACCCTTATCGGAAACAATAACGGATGATTTAAGCCACCTAACCGCACTACAAACACCAGCACCAACAATTGCTCCTATCAATGGCAAAGTGATCCAATTAACCAATTGCGCAGTCGCCGGATCCGCTGACATATGCCTAACCTTCAATGGTTGATAAACATATTCAACAGTCAAATAAATACCAGTCCTACCCTTATGATCAAAGGCTTTCCTCGTAAAAACACCTGTACCTCGCAAAACTCCATCAACCTCTTCCATAACCTCAGAAACGGGACTAATATACGACTGAACAATCACTCCTGGATCAGTAAACGCCCGATAAATAGCATTATCAATACCCTTCCACTGGTGAATAATATCAGATTTGGGATGATCACCTACAGAAACTAACCAACACAACTGACCAGCAGAACAATACTTAGCAATTTTGCGATCCCTAACATAAACGGGCGAAGCTGTAACATACTCCCTCGCAACTCCACCTTCCAAAGCGTAAAACGATTCACCAAATTCCTTCAACTTCGCCAACTCAAATCTATCGCCAGCCTCCTTACAACAACCAAGAAAGCTATTCATACACTCATCTGGAGCGTTATAAAACGTAAAATCTTCATGACCACAACTGCACATCTTCATATCACCAGTCAACTTGTACATCAACGCTCCAGCAGCAGCACTGGCAACTTTACTATCTGTGTACCATGCAGTAAAAGCTGACGCCAACAAGGATGCCCCAACACCCCAGCCAGATTCAGCTTTAATTTCTTCATCCTTCATCTTCGAATTCGTCATATAAGCCTCCAAAATATCCACTGTAACTTTTCCTTCAACACACTCATCAGGACAAAAATTCTTAACTCTCAAATAAGATTTCCACATCTCCACGACCAACTCACAATAAGACCAAGTTTGGTTACCAGAAGGGGACAACATCAACTCACCTGACGCCTCTTTAATCTTAAAATGATACAAATCCGAGGGGTCGATGTAATCAGACTTACTAACTCTCTCTGAACTACCACCCAACCCTCTCAAAATCTTACAAGATTTCTTATCATAAAAATAAGGCTCCTTCAACAAAGGCAAAACATAATGCGATATACGACGCGCAATTGCTGCCGGTTCCACAAAACTCTTAACATACGGCTTCATAATCTCACCTGGCGAACTTCCTTTATCAAAATCCACATTCGAAGAGCCAACAACCAAATAAGCCCTACCTATCGTACCCTTATCTTCCACACCCGCCATATTAAGGGTCAATGGCGTAGTGGTGCACAAATTATACAACACCGACATGTCTCTAGCAGGAACACCAGGAACATCCATCTTCTGCATAAACTCTTCTATTATCCACAACGACTGATTCGCGTAACCACTAAAATACTGATCGTTCTTATCAAAAGCGTAAATCAACTCCATATCATCTCTATCTTTCTGATCCATCTGAGCCAGATCCTGCCTTGAAATTGCTTTGGCAATTGACATGGAAAGCGTAGACTTACCACAACCGGGGGGACCATAAAATAAGAAAAAATCTGGTTGACGCCTAGTCTTAAAATCACCACAAGCGCCTAACTGAACAGCGGCTCGCTGCGCAACCATCGTAATACCATTAAGCCTCTGAAAATCCTTAGCATTCCAAGATCCCACTCTCTCAGCATAATATTGAACATATGCTTGTCTAAACTTCATCTCATCACCCTTGGTAGGATTAGACAAAGCCGAATAAAGAACGTGAGCATCAAGAAAAGCCATAGTACTGGGATATAAAACTCTAAAACGGGCTCTCTCTTCATCACCCATCTGAACTCCAAACAAATACTCAGTTATATCATTAATGCCATCTCTCACCTTCAATTTATCCATAGCATTGGCAGCATCAGACATATTCTTGCACAAAACATGCAAAAATTTACCATCAACACTACCAATCTTTGGATTTAACGTAAAAAGCATACCCATGAACAACGTGACAAAAATACCCAAAATAACACTCCTATCCAACGCCTCAGGTGCAAGAGCCAACCGCTCTTGCTGTATGAATGAAGAAAAGAAACCTGCAACCACACTAGTAAATCCACCATCAAGAACCAACTCCAATGCGACATGGGATAAAC